CGGTGCCCTCAAGCAACCGGTGCAGCAGCCTGTCGCTCTTTTTGGGCGCGCTCCACGTCCTCCCGGGCCGTGTAGAACAGCGCCGGCTTCGTAAGGCGCAACACCTCGGTCGCGATGAAGTCGACGGCCTCGTCGGACAGGAGGTCTACCACGGTCTTGCGGACCGCGTAGTGCGCCGCCTGTTGCTGCTCGACGGTGAGCTTCGCGGCCGCGTCGATGACCGCGAGCAGCGGCACGTCGTAGCTCCACGAGACCAGTCCACTCGCGGCGAGCACGTAGCGATCGAACCCGGTCAATGGGTCCGCGATCGCCTGCTCGACCTCGCGCTTGTCGGTAATGCTCCCCTCGAGCATGCGCCGGAACCGCGTGGCCCACTGACGCGAGCCGCCGGCCGCGATGCCGATCGCGTGTGCTTCCCGGGCCGCGTCGCATTCGCGGCCGGTCAGCTTGCGCACGGTGATCGTGTGTGGCAGATCGAACGGAATCGGAATCGGGTCCGACTGCGTGTGACTGGCGAAGATGCTCACGGCTCTACGTCCAGACGCCCGCGCCGGTCGGTTGCAGCAGCGACTCGAAGCCGGTCAACTTGCCATTCGACGGCGCCACTTTATATTTGTTGAGCCAGACGCTCACGGTGAACGTCTTCGAATCGCCGAACACGATCACGAGGGTGCGCGGCGTCGACGTCGGCAGCGCGTCGGCATCGCCCGGGCGCAGCACGACGTGCGGGCCGGTCACCGTTGTCGTGTCAAACAGTCCCTTGGCGGGAATCTGCGTGACGTTGCGCATTCCCGTCGGGACGAACTCGCGCCACAAATCCCCGAACGCCTCGCTGGATTGCAGTTCGACTTCGATCTCCGCGCCGCCCAACTCCATGATGAAGCCGGTGATGAGCCGCGGCGTGCCGGCGCTGTCGGTGAGGCTGATGGTGACGTTGGTCGATCCCTGAATCCCTACGGGCATGATGTGCTCCTGTCTAGTTGCGCTTGAACCCGACGAACGGCGTGATCGACCCAGCGCCGGTCACGTCACCGTTGAAACTGAGATAGCGATCGATCGTGCCCGCGACGGTCAGCCGTTCCGAGGCCGGCGCGGCCGTGACGTTCGTGAAGGTGATGAGGTCCACGTACGTCACGTCGTCGGGCGAGCTGCGGATCTTCCCGACGAACCCGGTGAAGCCTGAGAGCGCGCTGACGACTTGATAGCCGACGCCGCCGAGTTTGGTATTCGAGCGCACGAACGACCCGCCGGTGCCCGCCGTCGTTACGTTCACCGGCACCGAGAACTGCGTCGTCGAGATCACGGTCACCACGCGCTCGCCGTTGATCGTCGGGTTCGAGGTGATGACGCCGCTGATGAGAATGATGTCGCCCGTCGCCAGGCCATGCGGGACCGGCGTGGTCACGACCGACGGGTTCGCGAGCGTGTTCGCCGTGATCGGGATGGCGCGCTGGCCGGGGTCAAGCGTGTAGTCGACCGACGCGCCGTCGGTCTTCGTATTCCAGTCGACCGTTTTGGGCGTCGCGTTTTGCAGGATGACGCCCTCGTCGAGTTGGCCGCTCACCTGATACGAGACGTTCGCCTTCGTGAGCTTGCCGATCGTGGAGATCGGGGCGTACTTCGTCGAGAACGCGCCTTGGCAGGCCGTGAACAGGGCGCCGATGACGTTGCCTGCGAACGCCCACGCGACCAGCCGGACCGTCAACGGCGCCGCTTTGAAGGCGTCGTGAATGCCGGCCGCCGTCGAATCGAAGAACGCGCCGCCCTGGGTGATGGTGGCCGTCCGCATCCCGGTCGGCCGCGTCGCGCGCCAGTCGTCGCCGAGGCCCTCATACGGCTCGAGCTCGACCTCGACCTCGTGGTCGAAGTCTTTGATCTTCGCGCTCAGCACGTTGTAGCCGTCCACGAACAGCGCGCCGAACTTCGATGATCCGAACAGCGGCATCAGACCTCCTCAGCGCGCCGGCGCGCGCGCTCCGCGAGGCGGTTCGCGGGTTCAATGTGACCGCTCGCGAGCAACGGTGCGAGGCTCTCGACCGGCACGCGTTCGCACGTCTGCCCTTCGTCGGCGAGCGTCTCGTCGGCAGCCGTCGACAGCCGTCGCACCGCGCGGAAGTTTTTGCCCTTCAGCTCAGTCATGCCAGACCTCGTTCTCCCACTTGAAGCCGCAGACGTAGCAGACCGGCCGACGCACACCAAACCCGCACGACGGGCCGCGCTTTTCCTTGCCCGCGCCACACTGCGGACAGGCCCCGTCCGCCTGGCGCAAGGGTCGGCCGGACGCATCGACTAGTGGCGGGCGCGTGGGCTGCTCGCTCATGCGGCGATCTCCTGCACGATGAGGTCGACGTTCGTGATCAGCTCTTTGACTTTCACGCCGTTGAGTTCTTCGTCGGCCAGCGGAATCGTTTCGATCTCCGGCAGCGGGATGCCGCTGCAGACGGTGTAGCCCTCGACCACGAGCGGCGTCGTGAACAGCAATTCGATGGCGCGCGCCATCACCGCCTGCGCGTCGCGCATCGTCCCGTTGTTGCTCTGAAAGACGTGGAGCCGCAGCGTGATTCCCGGCACCGAACCGAGGCCCGGGCGCGTGCCGAGGCCGCCGTAGTTCGCCTGGTGCAGCAGCTCGATCCAGAGGAACGGGTAGTCGGGACTCTCGGGGACGTCGCTCTGCACGCCGCCGAGCGCCAGCGCGTAGAGCGCGGCATCCTGGAACAGCGCATAGACGGCATCGCCGACGGCGGTCAGCGGGAAGATGTACGCCATCAGGCGACCTCCCCGCATTCGAGGAACATGTACACGCGGCCGTCGCGGTCGGGTGGCAGGCCGTGGATCTCGAGCGTGTGCTGTGCCGAACCGGACGGCCACTGCGGCGTCCAGAGCGCGCGCATCTCCGGCGTCAGGTCGCGGCGCGTGTGAATGCGGAACCGATAATCGAGCGTCGCCTGGAGCGCCTGCGCCTGCAGCCGCTCGATCGCCCGGACCGGCAGCAGCTCGCCCCAGACCTCGGCGAAGTCGGCCCACCCGATCTTCCGGCCGCCGCTCGCGTCAGACACGTAGGTCACCGTGATCGGTCCGGTGGCGGGCGTGGTCAGCGCGATGTTGACGGCGTACGTGAACGTCGTGGCGCCGGTGACGGTGATCTTGACCTTGCCGTTGTAGCCGACCGGCACGGCGCCGGCGACCGTCACGAAGTCGCCGGTCGTGAACCCATGCGACGTCGCGGTCTGCGCGGTGGCGACCGCCGAGCTCCGCGTGAGACTCGTCATGCTGATCGGGTCCGGCACGTTCTCCTGAATCACGAGCCGCTCGCGGAGGGCCGGGGCTTTGGTGGCCGTCATGCGACGCACACCAGCCGATACGGCGCGATGGTGTCCTCGTACTCGTCCAGGCCGTCCTTGTTCACATGGGCACTGATCAGCAAGCCGACGGCGTGCGCGAGCGCCGACGGCAGCAGCGCGACCGAGGCATACCCCGCGACGAGCCGAATCACATACGGCTGAAATGGTCGCAGGTCCGTCGGCCAGGCGCCGTCGATCGCGAGCGCGAGCCGCGCGGGATAGGGCGCTTCGCTCGAGGAGTCGAGAACGTAGTTGGTGACGGCGAGCGTCTGGACGGCCCCCGCCGAGTCGATCGACACGACCGACAGCACGGCGGACACCGGGCGCCACAGCAACTCGATCGGCGTGCGGTCCCACGGCAACGCATCGAAGAACACATCATAGGTCTCGGCGAGCAGGATGATCCCCGTGTCCTGTTGCACTTTGGCTCGCGCCGTCGCCAGGAAGCGCGGGATCAGGCCGTCGAGGCTGGTGTCGGTGAGTCGCGCGTAGCTTTTCGCCTCGGCGAGCGTGAGCACGTCCGCCGCGGCGGTGCGCGTGACCGTGCCGCCGGCGCCGCCGACGCTGACCGAGACCGGGATCGAGAACGTCGTGGGCGTGAGGACCGTCACCACGCGCGAGCCGTCGACGGCCGGCGTCGACCCGGTGTGGCCCGCGATTGTGGTGGTGTCGCCGCTGGCGAGGCCGTGCGGGACCAGCGTGGTGAGCACCGACGGATTCGCGACCGACGAGGACACGATCGTCACCACAGGCGTCACGCGCACCGATACGGCGTGCGGCGCGACGGCCTGGCCGTACGCCTGCGCCCAGAACGGCGGCTCGATGAACACGCCCATCGGCTATTTCTTGTGCTTCCCGAGCGTCCGCTTCCGCGGCGCTGCGGCCTTCGGCTTCGCCGCTCGCGCGCGCGCCTTCCGCGGAGTCGCCGCTTGTGCGTCGTCGACCTCAGCGAATGCTTCTTTGCGGGCTGCGTCCTCTTCCGCGATCGCGGCGGCACTGGGTTCCGCCGGCGGCGCGTCGCCCTCGTGCACGACCTGCTTGCCGCCTTCGTAGTACGTCGTCGCCATACACACGCTCCTTTTTCAATCCGACGAGGCTGTCGTCTTCCCCGAGGTCGATTTCGTCGCCGTCGTCAGCGATGCCGTCCAGCACGTCACGTTTTCTTGGCGCGCCGATAGGTGCCTGACGTGAATTCGCCCGGCGGCAGCGTCGCCTGAACGATTTCGGCCACGAGTGGCGGTGCAGCGGGATGTGCCGCAGCCGCATCCCGCGCGGGAAGCTGCTCGACGAGCACCGGCCCGCTGTCCGTCGTGCACGCGGCATGGGCCGCGCCGCAAATCGGACAGGGGCCGGGATCTCGCCTGAACATGCGGTTCTACTCTTCGACGGCGAACGTGAGGTCGACGTCGATGTTGGTCATCACGGTCATCGCGGACCCGACCGTGATCACCGTGACGGCGGTGTTGACGTCAAGCTGCGTGAACGAGGCACCGTCGGCCAAGCACACGATCGACGCCGTGCCGGCCGTCGCGAACGGCGAGCCGGCGCGAAGCACCGTGCTCTGCGTCAGGCCCGCGACCGCCGCCACGAACAACTGCACGGGCGACGCCGCGCGGGTCCCGATGACGTTGACGGAGGTGCCGGTGGTCGCGGCGCCGCCGACCGCGATCATCTTGCAGTCGATCATCCGGTACTTGAAGCCGGGGATCGCCGCCAGCAGTGTGAAGCCGGCGTTGAGCTGCGCGAGCGTGACGCGCGTGCGCAGGGACAGGGCCACCGGCAGCGCGGTGTCCTGGTAGATGAACCGATTGAGGCCGCCGTCGTAGCGCACCCAGAGTTTGCCTTCTGGGGACTGCGTGAAAGCGCGAAGAAATCTCACAGGTCACGTTCTCTTTCCGAGGCGGGAACGCCTCACAAACAACTAGTTCAGGCCGGTCACCGTGCCGAACGCCGCCGGTCGGTAGACCGCGAGCGCGCCGCGTTCCTCGCACCGGATCGCCACGAGATTCTTGATGAAAAAGTCCATGTGGCTGTTGGACGCCTCGACGCGCACGCCGCCCTTGCGGAAGAACTGTGACGCCTCGCGAAACGCCCCGACGAGGCCCGTGTTCGCGACGATGGACGGGGTCACCGCCACCGGATAGCCCCAGAGTTGCGCCGGCTGCGCGTTGGCCCACGGCCCGGACCCGAGGTAGTTGCCCGCTGCGTTTTTGGCGAGCTGGATCGTCTGCCAGTTGGCAGGGTTCAGCACGATGCCGTCCGGCATCACGAAGATCGTTGAACTGATCGTCGTGATTTGCTTGAAGATGGCGTCGGCGTTCGTGTCGGCGCCGCGCGCCTGCGCGGCCGTGAGCCCGGTGCGCTGCAGGATGCCGCGAATATTCGGCGGCGTGCCGTTGCCGTTGAGCAGCTGATCCTCTTCGGTGATGCTGAGGCCGAGGCGCAGCCGGGAGTCCACGTACGACCGGGTGGCGCTGAAGTCCTCGAGCATTTCCTCGGTGACCGGCAGCCAGTGCGCGATCTTCTGCACCGGGTCGGTGACCTGCGCGAAGACGAGCGTCGATTCCGGCTTCGTCGCGCCCTCGGCGACCGCGGCGGCCGCGTTCGTGAAGGTCGTTTCCTTCATGTACGTGATGGAGTTGGAATCGGTCGTGCCCGGCGCGATCAGGTCCGCGACTGTCAGCCGCTTGAAGAGCAGCGGCGTGATCCCCGGCTGGTAATCGGTCGTGATCAGCGGACCGCCCGAGCCCGAGGTCGTGTCGAGCGTGGTCGCCTGCAGTTCGACCATCGGCGACGTCCACGCGGAGCTCCCACGATGGCCCGCATTCTTGATGAACGAGGCGTAGGCCGGATCGTCGATGAGTTGCTGCCCCATCGACTTCAGGATGTGCTGCGCCTGGCGGTCGTTCCGGGGCGAGCTCGTCATGCCAGCTGTGAGACGGTCGATCTCGGCGAGCATCGCCGCCTGGTCCTGCGTGCCGTCGATCCGCGCCTTGATCGCCTTCGCGTCGTCGAGGATCGCCTGCACGGCGGCCTTCTCTTCTTTGGTGATGAGACGGCCGACAACGGCCGGCGTGGTCGCCGTCGCGGGCGTCACGACCTCCTCTGCCGCCTTCCGCATCGTGCTCTCAAGCAGCGTCTTCGCGGCCGTCTGCTTCGCCTTCAGGTCGGCTTCGAGCTGCGCCAGGTGCCCGACCGCGACGATCGACAGGCCGTGCGCCTGCGCGCCGTGCGGCATCAACACCAGCACGAGGACCGCGCACGCGAGGGCGGCAATGCGCTGGCGGTGCGGCCACGCGAAACGAAGGAAGCGGTCGATGGCGCTGCGCACGGTCGCAGCGATGCCGGACATCTTCCGGCGCCACGGTTCGGTGTGCGCCGTGCCGACGTTCCACGCGTGCACGTCAAAGATATTCAGCGGCGTGCGCGCGATCGCGACGATCAGCGCGACGAGGTAGATCGGAATCCTGTCCATGGTGCGTTCTCCTACAGATCGAGTTCGAGCAGCCCGCCTTCGATGGCGTTCTGCCAGGCAGCGTCGGCGTTCGGCTCCTGGGATGTGGCCGCGAGCGGCGGCTCCTGATCCGTGGCCTCAGTCGACGAGTCGTGGTGGGCGCGCGCGCCGGCGGCCGGTGGGGCGTGCATCACGCGCGCGAGCGTCTCTGTCAGCGTGCCGATGCGGTCCACCAAGCCGAGCGCCAGCGCGTCGTCGGCGGTCACCGCGCGCCCCTGGCCGTAGCCGTTGCGGACCACGGCGGCCTTGACGCCGCGGCCCTTCGAGATGTCGTCGGTGAACTGCGCATAGGCGGCGTCCGCCAAGCCCTTGATGTGCGCGAGCGCCTCTTCGGTGAGCGGTCCGCCGTCCGCGCCCTCGGCCTTGTACTTGCCGGCCGCGATGATGGTGCGCTTCACGCCGAGTTTCGCGAGCGCCTCGGACACGTCCTCGTGGATGTGATAGACGCCGATCGATCCGACCATCGCCGAGGGTGCCGCCACGATTTCGGTCGCGCACGACATCGGCCAGTAGGCGGCGGACGCCATCAGGTACTGCGCCTGCGCGATGATCGGCTTCGTGACGCGCGCCTTGAGGACCTCGCGCGCGAACTCGGTCGCCCCGGCGACGTTCCCGCCCGGGGAATCGACGTCGAAGATGATCGTCTTGACGGCCTCGTTGGCCATCGCCTCGTGCAACTGGGCCGTGAGCGCCTCGAACGTCGTGCCGCCCGACATCTCGCTGAGCAAGTTCATGCGCGGCGCAATGACGCCGTAGATCGGAATCAGCGCGACGGCGCCGCCCTTCTTCGGCTGCGGCAGGTTCTTGCGGTTGACCAGCGCCGCGAGCTCGGCCGGGTCGGCGTCCTGGCCGGCGATGCGCCGCGCCAGAATCCCCGCGATGAGCGCCCGCATCGACGGCGTGATCGCCCACGGATGCTCGAGCGCGAAGCCGAGGATGTGTTCGTACGAGTGCATGTCAGCTCCTGAAGTTCGAGGTCGGCAGACCCATCGTCGCGGGTTCGACGAGGCGCGCCGCTTTATCGAGGCTGTGTTGGCGGACGACGTCCTTCGCCGTCTCGAGGAGGGCGTAGCAGGCGAATGTCTCGTCGATGCGACCCGTGACGGTGACGTTGCCTTCTGGGTGCAGCGTGATGACCAACTCGAAGGGGAGTTGAATGGATGCGGTGGCTCTCGGCATCAGTCCTCCAGCGCGCGCAACGTGGCGAGCGTGGCGTCGTTCGCCTCGCGGGCCAGGCGCGCGGCCTGCTCGCCGACGAGCGGCGTCAGGTCAGTCGTGAGTTCACGGTTCCAGCGATCGAGGTTGAGACAGAACGCGACCGACCGCTCGGTCGCCGGCAGCTTCGCGAGACGGGCCTGCTGGCGCAGTCGCGTGGCGTGCAGCACGGGCGCGATCGCGGCGGCGTTCGTGTCATCCGCCGGCGGCAGGGGGTTCGGCGGCGTGTTCGTGTCGGTCGCGGGCGGCGCCGGCG